TAGAATCTCTGCATCTCCTACAGGAAAGTCACCAAACATCTGTCCTTGCCACCACTTCATTATCTTTCCTTCTGGTCCCGTACCTCCAGCGTGCATATGTCCGTGGGTAAAGCCAACAGTATGACCTTTAATCTCTACTGTATGATGAAATCCCTCTGGTATAGACACCTTTACTTTTTTATATCTAGGATTCTGTTCCATAATCTCTTCACATATTTGTAAATGCATTGTGTCAGAGTTGTCTAATCGTGATGTAACTACCTGTCCTTTAGCACTACGTGCCATCTCTCCGTGATTAGCAGGTACACCAGACAGTACAATCTTGTTTGCATAGGGTAGAAATGTATCAACAGTTTTCATTATAAGCTTTCTTGCTAAGTGATACTGTTGAGATAGGTTAAGAGAAATATTATGGGCTTGAGAGTCATAAAATCCGTAGCAACCCTCTGTTAAATCACCCATAGAAAGCAAATAGATTTCGTCTACGCTACCTAGTTGCCTAACCTCTGATACTGCTCTCTCAAGTGCCTTGTCGTATCTCTCAAGGGTTTTCTCTACACCAAGGTCAACTTTACCCAGTTGCCAGTCACTAAGCGTAAAGATGTACGCTAAATCACTCTTAATTTTCTTTTTCTTTAGTGGTTTCTTCTTTGATACTTCTTTAAGTAGCTCATCATACCATCCATCACGCTCTGGATGTCTCCTTCTGACCACACCTTTAAAAGCATAGAAGGTTTCAACGTCACCACCTTTTAATTGTACATTCCAAGATGATGCTTTTACTTTACCTTCTATCTCATAGTGTTCAGGGTCAAAACCCCACTCTTTTAATATAGAATCAAACTTAGATTTATAATTGGGGTCAGTCCCAATGTGTGTGATTTCTCCTAAGCCAGTGGACTCATCAAACTCTGCTGATGGTTGCCAACCTGACTTAAAGTAGTTGTTTCCTAGGTCTTTTTTATTCCGTGTCATTGTAGCCCTTTCTGTTAAGGCTATTATACACGATTAAAGTGACGTTTTCTTAGCTTATTTTTTTCTTTGCGAATGTTTTAATGACTGATAAAGCAGCACCACCACCAGATATAGCAGCGATTTCAAGGGCTGATGCCTCTATTCCTACCATTGGGCTGATAACTAATGCACCTAGAAAGGCTTCTATGAAAGTCCATATAGCTCTCTCTAACATATCTTTTAGTTCTTCATTCATTTTATAACTCCAGGCTTCGTTCCAAGGTGTCCACCCTACATCCTTCTTGAATGTACCATCCTCGTTTCTTTTTCTTTTGAATCTCTCAAACATTATGTAATAAGTCTACCTTTGAGCATTGCATTTGTTTTAATAACATTGCCATTTATCTCTTGAAGTTTTTCATATACGCTATCAGCTAGTATCATATGGTCTTTAGCTTTGTTATCTCCACCATTAAGGTTTATCTTTGTATATTCTATGGTGACATCATCACCTTTAAGTATTGCACCAGATACTTTGGGATAGAGTTTCTTGTAAGCGTTAGCACTACTGCCAACCATACCATTAAAGTTTACATCTAAGTCTTGTTGTGTATCTCCTACGATAAGGCAACCAGATGTGTGTTCATCTGTGTTTCCTTGATGAATTAAAATAAATTCAAAACCTGGTACATCTTGTAGCCACAACATACCTCGGTGGAAGGTAGGGTACTTCTTGGTGTAACGAGTATTGAATCCACCAACTGTACGAAGTTTAAGTTTGTATGTACCTTCTGGTATGCAGGTTTCGTGCATTACTTTGACTGCTTGATACTGGTCCTCTAAAGTATAACACTCAAACTTACCATCAATAAACAGCATCCCATTAGTTGCATCCTTACCAAACTGTGTCCTAACTACTTGTAATTTCATACCTTTATCTTAGTGGCTATGGTTATTAGCTTCAAGGTATGCCAGTCTAGTTTTTAAATCGTTAAGTTCCCACATACTATTGTTAACAGTTTGTACTTGTGTTTCTACCCTAGTCAACGAATCATTAAGGTCTTGATACTCCCACTTCTCTAGTAAGTAATATCTATCTAAATCAAAACCACCATCTCTAACCTGTTGCTCTAAGTTATATAAGTTAGCTTGTAAGGTAGCCATCTCTTCATTAAACCTACCTACATTCTGTGCAGCCATCTCTAATGATTGTATCTTCTCATATAGTACAGCTATATCATTCTGTACATAAGTGCTATCTTTAAGAATTACAAACTCATACTCAATAGTATTCATCCTGTCATCAATTCCTGTAAGAGTTACAAGTACAGCGTTAAGAGATTGAATACCTGCACCAACAGAGGACATAAGAGCTATGCCTGTAACAACTAAACCTAGATTATCTTTTAGTTTTTTAAACATTACTTACCACCACAACAACCATTACCACAACAGTCCATACTATCCTCCTATCTTCCAGATTATCTCTGTAATCTCTGAATCAATACCTTGTATGATGTTTAATACATCACTAACCTTTTGGTTTGCATTTATTATTTCTACTTGCAACGCTGTTACTTGTTGTTGCAAATCGTTAACTGTTTTAAATAACCAACCTACAAGTGCAGCTAAACCACCTTGTAATACCTGGTTAAGATTTATCTTTGCTTCCATATATACCTTACATACTTAAGCTACCAACAATTAAAATAACTGTGGCAACTAATCCTAATACTTTATAAAATTCTGATTTATCTAACTTCTCATCTAGCTTTTTATCTATGTCATCTAACTTATCAAATATCATTTGGTTCAGTTCTTTCTGTGTAAAGCCATTGGAAGTTGTCATTATGGAAGGTCATCCTGTGAAAGAAAATCCCATTCATCTTTATAGGACATACGATTATTCAAATCATACTCACTTATTCTTTTAATAAATCCGAGAGTTTCTTTTAAAAAATAACCTAAAAGAAAACCAATTAAATAATCCATACTATGAATTTTATCATAGGTTTATTTATTAAGAAGGTTTAGGATTATCTGATTTAACTTGTGCAATGTGGTCAGCCCAGGTAGTTGTGCTATTAACACCATCCCAGTACTGCATATCTAATTGTGAACCTGTTGAGCCATAAGCAAGTTTTCTATCTTCAATAACTTGTAACTCTGCAATCTTTGCATTGACTTCTTCTTCTGTTGGCATAACAGCAGTGTCATCATTGAGTTTGAGATTAGAATAAACTTCTCCATCTTCAAGGTTTATCCACCCATACCATTCGTGTTTATCTGTATTAAAATATGCAAGTGCTTTTTGTAACATTATGTTTCTCCTAATTTATAAAAAGCAAATCTGCTAGAACTTAAAGGGTTAGTGCTACCTTCTATTGTGCCATCACCAGATTCTGAAAAAACAAATTTAATTTTATCATTTGATACATCTGTAACATCAATAATAGATTGAGAAAAAGTGGTCGTATAATTATTATTAGATGATTGATAGATTCTGTTTACACCTATTTCATCTTCAGAACTAAAGTCATCATTAGTAGAAACAGTATTTAATTGTGCAGAACCAGCACCATTTGTTGGGGAAGATAAATATGCTTGTACCATAATTAGCCAATATCCAGTAGATGGAAAACTAAATATACCAGAGCTTTGTGTCATACCAGTTCCTTTATATGAAAGTAAAGTTCCAGATGGTCTTGCCCAGTTTGCTGTTAAAGTTCCATTAGAACTTACATTAGCTGTTATAGTCCATTGGTCTGCCTCTGCTAAACCACCTGCACTAATATCAGAAGTCAAAGCCATTGTTCCTGTAGAACCAGGTATCGTTATTGTTCCACCAATCTTACTATCTTTTAATGTAACACCATCAATGACTACACCATTAGCTGAAGTCTTTTCTGATATTGTATCTACCTTAATTTCGCTAGACATTATTCAGATACTTCTTCCCAAGCTCCTGTGTTGTCATTCCAAACATATTGGTTACCATCATCTGGCATAGCAACTGGTGCTTCCCAAGACCAAGTACTTTCATTAAGTACCCACTTGCTAAAAGGTTTAGGTGCTATAAATACATCTTGATCTGGATCATAAGTATATCCTATACCTGCATAGTTACCTCTAAAAGGAGTTCCCTCTCCACTGTGTGCATTAGCACTGGTGTTATAGGAAGTTCTTTTACAAGTCTGTCCTCTAAAATCTCCATACCAGGC